GCCAAGGTATGAAAAATAATTAGCTTGTTAGCCAGTAGGCACTTACAAGATCGGAGATCCGATATGCGCAAACCGAAAACGAAAGATGACGCGGAGCAAGCGGCAAAATATGCCGCGTATAAAGAATCGCAAAACGAGATTGGGCTTACGCGTTCGCGGGCCGGGCGCAATATCGGGACGATTCCGCCGCCGGTTAACGCGGCGCGGAAAAACCGGTGTCGGAAAAACCTCGAGAAATTTTGCACGGCCTATTTTCCCGAGGCCTTTACCAGCCCGTTTTCGGACGCGCACAAGCGCCTCATAAAAACTGCCGAGCGGACAATTTTGAAAGGCGGAAAATTTGTCGAGGCGGTTTTTCGCGGATTTGGGAAATCAACTATCGCCGAGGTCACTGTTATTTGGGCCGCGTGCTATGGGCACAAAAATTTTGTTCCACTAATCGGGTCGAGCGCGGACGCCGCCGCGAAATCCATAGGGTCGATAAAATCCGAATTGGAAAAAAACGATCTGCTTGCAGAAGATTTTCCCGAGGTCTGTTTGCCAATCCGGGCGCTGGAGGGGATTACCCTGCGCACCCACGGGCAGACTTACACAACCCAAGACAACGCGGTTGAGAATACCCGGATGCAGTGGACGGCGGACGAGATTGTTTTACCCGCGATCAAGGGCAGCCCGGCGGCGGGCGCGATTATCGTTGTTTACGGCATCGAGTCGCGCAAGGCGCGCGGTCTGCGGTTCAAGCGCCCGGACGGAAAACAGGTTCGGCCTGATTTTGTTTTTATCGACGACCCGCAGACTGACGAAGTTGCACGCAACCCGGCGCAAGTGTCAAAAGTTTTGAACACAATCAACAAGGCGATCCTCATGAGCGCGGGGCACGCGAAAAAAATGTCGGCGCTTGTCGCCTGCACGGTCATCGAGCCGGACGACGTGGCGGATCGGCTGCTCGATCACGCGAGAAACCCGTCGTGGATCGGCCATCGCGTGCCGATGATGGAATCGATGGCAACCGCGCACGATACGTTGTGGATGACGGATTACGCGGATATCCGCAAAAGCTATACTCCGGGTGACATAGCGGACAAAGACCGTGCGGAAAAGCAGGCGACGGAATTTTATAAAGAGCGCCGGGACGAAATGGACGCGGGCGCGATCGCGACGTGGAAACATTGCTATTCGCGGGATTGCGAAATCAGCGCGGTGCAGCACGCGTACAATATTTTGATCGATATGGGCGCCGACGTGTTCGCGAGTGAATGCCAAAACGCGCCGCTGTTGCGCGAGGATGACCCCGACCAGATAACGCATTCGGCCCTTATTTCTCGGGTAAAAAATCAAAGTCGCTTTTTGGTTCCCGCTGGATTCTCTAGCGTGGTCGCGGCAATGGACGTCCACGACAACGCGATCTACTATTGCGTATTGGCGGTGCGCCATGACGATTTTTCGTCGCATGTTTTGGATTACGGAATGATTCCCGAGCAACCGTCGCGATTGTTTGGCCACGAGACACTGACGAAAATATTATTGGATCAATACCCTGGACTTGGGCGGGAGGCGGCGATGCGCGCGGGGATCATCGTGCTTGTGGATAAAATTTCGCGTCGTGGATATCCGTGCGAGGACGGAAGCGAAATCCGGGTTAGCAAAATCCTCGTGGATAGTGGCTACGAGCAGGATTTGGTTTTCGAGACTATCGCGGATATCGGAAACCCGCTAGTGAGTCCGTCGAAAGGTTTCGGCATTCGGGTAACGTCAAAACCGTTTCTGGAACGCGCCCGGGATAAAGGCGCGCGCGAGATTATCGGGACGAACGGTACGACGTATCGGGAGAAAAATTGTGCGACGCATAAACAATTGCGGATCGTCCAATACGACGCGAATGCGGCGAAAACATTTTTGAAAAATCGGTTATTCGCTGCGCTGGGGAGTCCGGGCGCGATGTCTATTTTTATGGGGTCTCCGCAGGAGCACGAGGTCTTTTTCCAGCATCTGGTCTCTGAAACCGCCATTCCCACCGAAGGAAACGGGCGACAGGTTACTGAGTGGAAAAACGTGATGAAACATGATAACCATTGGCTGGATTGTTTGGCGTATTGTTGCGTGGCCGCGTCGGTTACGGGCGCGCGGGTGGAGGGGCAGGACGGAAAAATTTTAGGGCGACGGAAGCGCACGCGGGTCGCGGGTAGTCGGGGGAGTTTTGCCGAACGTCAGCGCGCGAAACGGGAGGGTCGATAGATGGAGTGTCCAGAATGCGGTAACCGCGAAAACCGGGTACTGCGAACGGCGCAGATTTTCGATTGGATTCGTCGTCGTCGGGAATGCTCGCGGTGCGGGCGAAGGTACAATACCCGCGAGAAAATAGAGGCAGATGAATTGACTCGGGACGACGAGGTCGAGGATTAATGCGAAAAACCGCTACCCGTAGCGCCTTATACACGAAATCCTGATATCGTACTTGATTAGCCATGCCAACGTGTTATATTGCCAGATATGGCGACGTACACGGAAATAGTTACCGCAATTGATGTAGCCATTTCCTCGGGCGTGTTGGGCCCGGGGGAGCTCACGTCTGGCGATATGAAAATCCGATACCGAGATTTGACGGAATTGCTTGCGCTGCGAAAATACTACGCATCCCTGGCTAATCAGGCAGCGACCGCCAATACGTCAAACCTCGGTATCCGATTTTTAAAAGCCGTCCCGCCGGGGGGCGTCTAATGGGCCGGGCGGCGCGCGCAACGATCGCGAAACCAGCAGGGCACGAGTGGACGCGCGGCGGGATTTTGGTGCCGGGCGACGTTAAAGCGTCGTACGACGCGGCTCAAACAGTCAAAAACAATAAACGCCATTGGTCCGCCGCCGATAGCCTTAGCGCCGATGCCGCAAACACGCTGGCCGTCCGGCGGAAACTTCGCGACCGCGCGCGGTACGAATACGCGAACAACTGCTATATCCATGGTATTATTAATTCGCTGGCCTACGACACAATCGGCAGCGGCCCGGTCCTCCAGATTTTTTCGGACAATTCGGTTTTCCGCGACGCGGTCGAGCGCGCGTACAGCGCGTGGGCGGCGTCGATAAACTTGGCGCAGTCGTTGCGCATTTTTGTTGAGTCCCGCGTCCGCGATGGCGAGGTATTCGGAATTTTCACCACGAACCCCCGCGCGCTTGACGACGTTAAATTGTTTTTCGAGCTGGTCGAGTGCGACCGGGTAACCTCGGATGCGATGCTGTCCGGAATGGCCTACGCGACGGACGGGATTACCGTAGACCAATTCGGCAATCCGGTTGAATATCAGGTGCTCAAGTCGCATCCGGGCGCGGCGGGCATTACCTATCTGCGCGAGTTTGAACGAATCCGCGCAGACCACATGGTCCACTATTATAACCCAAGTCGACCGGGACAGCATCGCGGAATCTCGGAGATTACGCCCGCGCTTGAATTGTGCATCGTGCTTCGCCGGTACACGATGGCCGTGGTTACGGCGGCGGAGACAGCGGCGGACAACGCGTTTGTGCTGGAAACGATGAACGCGCAGGACACGGAATACGACCCGTCGAATGAGTTGGAAGAGCTCACGCTCGAACGAAATCTTGTGACGGTGTTGCCCGAGGGTTACAAACTTTCGCAGACAAAAGCGGAGCAACCGACGACGACGTACCCGGCGTTTAAAGACGCGATATTAAACGAAATCGCGCGGTCGCTTGGCGTTCCGTTTAACATCGCGGCGGGCAACTCGTCGTCCTACAACTATTCCTCGGGGCGGCTCGATCACAAAGCTTACGAGCAACGTTTGTCCGTTGACCAGGCGACACTCGAACAGGTTTTGCTGAATCGAATGTTTGACCGGTTTTTCGCCGAATGGTCTGCGGTTAACGGGATGCTCGGCGCGCCCGCGCCGTCGCGCGCCTGGTACTGGCAAAAGCTCCCGCATATCGATCCGGTGAAAGAAGCCGACGCACAGATTATGCGAATTAACGCGGGACTCACTACGCGTACGCGTGAGGTGGCGCGGGACCGGGTCGACTACGAGGATCTGCTAAAAGACATGCAACGCGAAAAGCAGCTTGAGGAACAATACGGAATTCAAATTGCGGAGCCGACGCCACCGGCGGGGGGCCCGGAGCCGTCGGTCCAAGAGGGAGAAGCGTAATGCCAAACGTGATGCGTTTTTTGGGCGAGGCTATCGCGCCGGAAATTCTGGCGGCGGCGGGAGAAAGCACCGACGGCGACGCGAAATCATTTTCGATGCTGGCGTACACCGGCGGGAAAATGAACGTAGGTTTTGAGTTCCCGGTTGTGGTGGATCTCGCGGGTCTGGCGCTCCCGAAAACGCAACTCCCAATTTACGCGAATCACTATTCCAAAAATTTTATCGGCCATGTGGACGCGCGGGACATTGTTAATGACGGCGCGACCCTGGCGCTCGCGGGAAAAATCACAAACACCGTTAGTCCGCTCGCGCAGGAAATTATTGCGATGTCGCGCAACGGGACGAAATGGCAGGCGAGCATTGGCGCGGCGATTGAAAAAGCCGTTACGCTCAAGGCGGGCGAAACAAAAATGGTTAATGGCCGCGAGGTCGAGGGTCCGGCGATCATTGTACGCAAGGCACGGTTGTACGAAACAAGTTTTGTCCCGCTTGGAGCGGATTCGAATACGTCGGTTAACGTGGCGGCGAGCCACAAAATTTCTTTGGAAAACAGGAGTGTAAATATGGATTTTGCGAAATGGCTCGAAGCGACTTTCGGCGTTAAGGCCGAAGATTTGACCGCTGAGCAGGTCACTAAGTTCCAGGCGCAGTTTGACGCGCGTGGCGATGCGTCGGGGGCCAAGGAGCCCGAGGTCAAGGCCGACGGTATCCGCGAGGAGATTGACGCGGTTAAGGCCGAGCTGGCCGAAGCCCGCCGGGTTAACGGCATCGCGAAAGTTTGTGCAGCCGCTCCCGAAATCGCCGACAAGGCGGTCAAGGGAAATTGGACCGTTGAACAGGCGGAATCGATCGCAAAAGAAGTCGCCGACGTTCGCGCCGCGCGCCCGCAGGCTTTCGCCATTGGATCGAGCGAGAACAACCAGGCCGACGCGAAGGTGCTCGAAGCCGCGGTCCTCAACGGGACGATTCGCGCGACGATTCGCGAAAAGAAGTTTGACGCGAAGACGCTGGAAGCCGCCGACAAAATCGGCAAATTGAATTCGTTCCAGGATCTCGCTATCCGCGCCGCCGCGCTGGAGGGAAAGACCCTCCCGCACCGCACCAATACCAATGAGTTTATCCGCGCCGCGCTGAGCGTTACGGGCCTGTCGGGTATCCTGGGCAACGTCGCGAACAAATCGATGCTGGACGGCTACGATATGGTCGAGCAGGCATGGCGCCAGATCGCGTCGGTTGCGTCCGTCAATGATTTCAAGACGCATACACGATATCGCCTGACTTCCGACATGCAGTACGCGAAAGTCGGCCCTGGCGGTGAGTTTTCGCACGGCGCGCTCGACGAGCTGAGCTACACGCAGCGCGCGGACACCTACGGCATCATGTACAGCCTGACCCGGCAGATGATCATCAACGACGATCTTGGCGCGCTCAACTCGATGGCGCGGCAGTTGGGTATTGGCGCGGGGGATGCGATCAACGACGCGTTCTGGACCGAGTTTATGGACAATTCGACGTTCTTCGCCAGCGGCAACAGTAACGTCGGAACTGGCGCGCTTTCCATTACCAGTTTGACGAGCGGCGTCTCGACGTTCAAAAAGCAGACGAAGCCGAACGGCCGCCCACTGGGTTGGGAGCCGAACATTCTTTTGGTCCCGGTCGATCTGGACGTCGTTGCGCAGCAATTGTACGCGGATCTCCAGGTCAACGAGCGCGCGATTGAGGATAGCGCCACCGCGAATCCGGCGCCGAACAGCAACCCGCACCGGGGCAAGTACCGCCCGGTCTCATCGGTGTTCTTGAGCAATTCGAGCTACACTAACTACAGCGCGACCGCGTGGTATCTGCTGACCGATCCGATGCGCGCCAGCACAATCGAGGTTGCTTACCTCAACGGCGTGGATATGCCCACGGTCGAGAGCGCCGATGCCGATTTCAACACCCTCGGCATCCAGTTCCGGGGCTATCACGATTTCGGCGTTAGCAAACAGGACTACCGCGCGGGCTTCCGCTCGACGGGCGCCTGAGCAAAAACCGTTTGACCGGGGGCGGCTATCGTCCCCGGAGTTTAACCGCAGAAAACAGGAGATTTGAAAATGGCTACCACTTACAAAACCGGGGCGACCACGGTTGATTATACCTCGGCGACCGCGATTTCTGCCGGGGCGGAAATCCTTGTCGGCTCGCTCATTGGCATCGCGATGAACGATATCGCCGCGACCGTCCAGGGGGCGCTTGCGACCTCGGGCGTCTACAAATTCGCCAAAACCGGCGGCAGCGCGGGCGAGGCCTTTACCGCGGGGCAGAAAGTCTATTGGGAAAGCGACGGCGGGGGTGTGGCCTCGACCGGCACGTACCTCATCGGCATCGCTTGGCCGGGAGCGAGTTACGCGGGCGCGAACGTCGCGGAGACGACGGATACCACGGTCTACGTCAAAATTAACGATTGCGGAAACAATCTGTCCTGAGCATAGCGCCTCCCCGGTCCCCCGTCGCCGTTCCCCTTCCGACGGCGGCGGGGGAACGGCTTTTTGGAGCGGGAATGGCGGACACTAATTTTGTCCTCAACGTAAAAGCGGCCGGGCCCGCGGAACACCCGACGGTCGTGGTCCGTGTTTCCAACGCGGACGAAATTGGTACTGTAAATGTGGACGTTCTCCCCGTTGCGGCGGACGCGCTCGCGGGCGTCATCTATTGGCAAAATACCGATAATACGTTTTGGCATTTAGACGATACCGGAACGGGTTTCGTCGAATTTGGCGGTGGGGGCGGATCTGATTTTGACATCCACGCAAAAGACGACATCGGCGAGGCAATCGCGGATGACGATGAATTCGGGATCGCAAATGAAAGCGAAGAGTTCGCCACGCAAAAAAGCACCATGGCGCGGCTGTGGGAATGGGTCACGGGCAAAATGTCGCTCGTCGGGTATATCACCTCGTCGGGAGTGACCTGCGAGGTTCTCGACGCAAACGGCGACGTTGGTGCCGGGGCAACGCAAGTCGCGCGCGGCAGCCACAACCACAATAGCACGTACGCCCAGCTGGCCCACGCGGCGCAGCACACAAATGGAACCGACGATATCCAGAGCGCGACGGCGAGCCAGATCGGTTTAATGACCACCGCGTACGCAGGCAAACTGGACAATATCGAGCCCTCGGCCGACGTGACCGATGCGACTAACGTAGGATCGAGTATCCATGGGGCGGGCGCGAAAACGACTGTGGTTGACGCGGACACGGTCGCGATGATCGACACGGAATCGTCGAATGTTTTGGCGCGGGTCACCTTCGCAAATGTTTTTGGCTATCTCTGGTCAAAGGTCGTCGCGCTCTTGACGAAGGACACGCCGGTTGCAGCGGATTCGATTTTGATTGTCGATAGCGAGGCGACGAACGCAGGAAAACGCGTTACGTTCACAAAAATGCTTGAGTGGATCGACGCGAATGTAACGGCCAGCGGGGGGTTGTGGACGACTATCTATTCTGGTGCGGGATTGACCCCGACCGACACCAACACCGTCCCGTACACGGGCAGCGAGATCGAGGTCGGAATGGGAGTACGATGCACCTATGATGATACCGGCGGCGACGACTACTATTACGGTGTGGTCAGCGCCGTCAGCGCGGCGACTTCGTTCGACACGCATCTCGCGATTTTTAACGCGTCGTACCCGGTCACAAAAATAGAGGTTTGCAGCGCGAGCGCGCTCAAATCGTATCCGCTCATTGCGGCAGGAAAATATGCCGGGACAGCGCACGCCGCACTCGTGGCGGACTACGGAATCCGCGTTCGCGCGGGCATGGCGAGCGCAGTTGGTCGGGTGCAGGCGGAACACGGCGTAGATGATTCGGCGGCGAGCACTGAGCCGACATACGATGTTACCGTTGGCGGCAATTCGAATTTTGTTTTTGGCGCGGAAGTCGCATTATCGACGACGTTCTCCGATCGCACAACGGCCCCGAGCTTTGCCCACTACACGATTGCGCAGGGTGAGAGTATCGACGCTAAAATTTCGCAGGCGAGCGGCGGGACCCCTGGGCACAACGCCGCAAATGCGAGCATCCTGGTAACGGTGGTCCCCTTATGATCGGTGCGTCTAGATATCTGCTAGATGACTATACCGCTCTATTGTGGCAACCCGCGTACGGGGTCCGCAACGAGTACCGCTACGGCGTGGTTGACGCGGCCACATTGCCAGCGGTAAACGCGGTATCGTATAGCGACTATCCGCAAAGTGCAACGTTTGACAAATCCACTGGCGGGAGCGAGTCCCGCGTGGAACTCGCCAACTCGACAGGGTTCCGGTTCGGCGCTGGTGGAACTGGCAATTTTTCATTCGTGGTTGACGCGTACGTTCCGGAGTCTATGGCGACGAATCAGGTGCTGTGGTCAAAAGCCACGGACAATTCGCATCGACTTGCGTTGTATTTCTCTGTGGGGGACTCAACCAAACTAGCATTGACAATTGACGGCGGATATGTCTACTCGACGGCGGCGTACCCTTCGACCGGATGGCATCGATTCGCGGTTACGCGGGTCAATGGTGCGAGCAAAGCGGCCCTTCGGATATGGCAGGATGGCGTACAAATTGGCTACGACGACACTACATACGCTAATAGCTATGAGTTTGCTGCGACAACGGGACCGCTCTACCTCGGATACTATGGGCCGAATGCAGCGATTTCGTGGTCCGGCGCGCTCGGCATGGCGACGTGCCGTAATATTGCGTCAACGGCGGACTTCGCATTATGCAATGACCGCAACCGGATAGCGAGGGGGTAACATGGCAATTAACTTCATGATCCCAATGGACCAAACGATTCAGACCGACGCATACGGATACGGTAGTGTCTACGTGGTGCATGACAATGGAGCAGCGCAGTT